ATTATACTCACTATATTTTTTTGTTCTTTAGAACATTTAATAACAATGTCCGCGCTAAAATTTCTTTGCATATGCTCTTTCCATTGCCTGACAGTCTGCTTCTGTCATTCTTGATTGACTCTTGTTAAAAAAGTGTGTATATAAAGCGTATCTTATTGAATCCATTACGTGGTCATTTTGCTTTAAAGGTTGATCAATCCCGCGTCTACTTGCTCGTTCATCCCATACATAGGTGCTAAACTCTTTTATGGCGTTCGTGCATTGTTTGCAGACCTTGAAAGTACCATTAGATATGAGTTGAGAGGTGAATCTAATACCTGTTAAAACATCATTGTCAGCATCTAAAAGATTACTTAATCCCTGTTTCCTTAATTCAACCTTAAATGACAACGCTGAAGGGTCAATATATATTGCTTTCACCTGGTATCCCCTCAGAAAATCAATCAAATCTAAGGCATATTCGCTGTCTGACTTCTGTCTGTTTTTGGCTTTTGAGTCATAGTAATACTCTTTTTCCAGCCACATATTAGGATAACTTCCCGAGTTATAGCCAATAAGAGTGAATACGCAAGGATTGGAAGTACCGTAATCCACACCAAGGATATAATAAGTAGCTGGAGAGGGAGGGTAAGAAATAGTATGTATCGCTTCATCGAAAAAGTCATAAACTGCGCCTTCTGCTAATACCCAACGTCCTTCAATGTATCTTTGATACCAGAGACCAGAGTATTCTTTTTTTAAGTTCTTCTTGTAATCTTCATCTAAAGCCGGGTTGTCATCTAGAGCAAATGAAAATACCTTTACATCCATTTCTCCCGCTTTATCAAGGTAATCTACTTTTAGCCAATGAAATGGGCTGTCAGGGTTAGTAGAGCCGAATAATTTCGCTCCAGGAACAGACAAGCGCGAAAATAACATCTTGACGAAGTTTTCGGGAATAATAGTAACTTCATCAAGGAGTGCTCCGACATATTCTGAGCCTCGTATTTTCGCCTCTGCTCTCTCGTCATTAGCACCTACAACGTCTATAGTACGTCCCCAAAGCTTTACTTCACCTTTACCCGACATATATTGCAGATCATCACCGATAAGGTCTTGAAGCGGCCTTATTATGTTTCTCTTGATAGTCGGTTCAGTTCTCCCACACATAATAAGCGGCCCTGGCGGCCCATTCTGTATGAAGTCTATCCATCGCCAAAAGCAGGAGTATGACTTACCTGAACGTACAGGGCCTTCCCAGAAATTAAGTCTCGCTGTGCTCTCTATTAGGCTGCGTTTCTGTATCGGACTCAGCAGGTCTTTTTTGATAGTCAAGAAGTTCTCTCCAACCTTTTTTCGATTCTGTTTCTGTGTCTTTACCATCTAGGAAATCGACATGGTGACCGTATTTTTCTAGTATCCAGAATATGCAGTGGTTATCTCCATCTGCTACACCCTTAGCGAAAGTCTTATTAAGACAATCTTCGACTAGACTCTTTCTTAGCTCATCAAGCCAATCACCCATCTCCCAGTTCTTAATGCATGTTTTGATCGTTGAGTAACCTGTTGTGATTCCATACACTTTAAGAAGATATTTTTTGGCAGAGAGTATGAATCCCCTGGAGTGAGTCAGGGCTTCAATTAGCTGGTCAGCAGTAAAATCTGAGTTAGGTAATCTCGCCATTATCGTTATTTTCTTCGTAAAGTTGATCTAGTCGATCTTCTATTTTTTGCATCGCATCGTACAATTCGGAAATCTCATTAAGCACGACGACTTTTTCTTCAACTGCTTCTTTTAATTCATTGAGAATGTTCTCATACAAAATAATTAATTCTTCTATTTTGCTCATCTCATCTATCATTGTCATACTCATCGTTAGGATTGAGTGACATATTATGAATAGCTATGTCTCTTTCAATTTCTTCAATTTTCTCTTTTATATCCATCTCTTTTTCATATGCATTTACATATTCTTTCATAGCTAGATAGACGTATTCTCTATGTAATTCAACTCTTTCTTTAACTTTACTTAATTCGTTAGAATATATTGCATGCAATTCTATAAGATGTTTATTCATATACAAGTTCCTTGATCAAATGGTAGTCTGTTTGGAACTAATGACTGTTTGGCTATCTTCGCTTTCATTTCTGCCTGGCGTTCATTTGACATAGGCTCTTGTTTTCTTTTAGGCGTGCTAGACTTTTGCTTGTCTTTCTTTTTCATTAATTTTCCCCATCTTTTAAAACCATAAATACATATACAAATTGATATTACTGCCGAAAAAGCCTGCGAGTAAAGCCCTCTCAGAATATCCATATATATCCAGTAACTTAGGCAAACTATATCCATCAAAAAACATATTCGATTACCCCTAGCATTTAAGATTTTGCCGCCTTTTCCGAATATTAAGAAGCAAGCGTCTATTAAATTTGCCGTTAAACCAAATAAGTTTTCATTCAAAGTAAATCTTGCTCCAAACCATTCTTAATTATTTTCTTTCCAGTCTTTCTTTGCCATCTTTCTACGATGAGATCACAATATGCAGGATCTAGTTCCATGCCAAAACACTTTCTATTTAGATTCTCACATGCCATTAGTGTAGTACCGGAACCAAGGAAAGGATCGTAAACTCCCTCACCTTCTTTAGTGTTGTTGCGCACAGGAATGGACATACATTCTAAAGGTTTTTGTGTCGAATGAGATGTTCTTTCATCTTCGCTTGACTTACCAAATGCGTTCAGGTTAGATATTTCCCATGTTGTGGATTCTTTGCGAGAACCTTGCCAATTATGCGGGTGACCTTTTCTAACAGCATACCAACACGGTTCATGTTGCCAGTGATAGTCTCCACGTGAAAGTGCAAAATGTTGCTTAACCCATATGATTTGACTCTTAATTTCAAATTCTGCTTCTTCGAGACTCTTTTGCACTTCCGAACAATATTTACCTGCATGCCATACATACGCAACCGAACCAGGAAATAGACTCCAAGCTAGTGCCCAGTTCACTTTATCATCGTTTTGTACTTCGCCACAGGTTCTTTTTCCTTTTCCGATACCTACATTAGTTCTCCATTTAGGATCATAATTGACTCCATAGGGAGGATCAGTAACCATAAGAATTGGCTCATGTCCGTTAAGAAGCTTCTCAACATCATCAGGCATCGTTGAGTCGCCGCATACCAATCTATGGTTACCAAGTTCGTAAATGTCCCCAAGTTTTGTCTTAGGCTCTTTAGTAGGTTCTAATGTTTCATTGTCTTTCTCATCTTTGCTATTGATGACATCAATGTCAGCATTCAAATCTTGTTCTGTAAAGCCCCATTCGAGGAGATTGTTTATATCCCACTCGTTAGCAAGAACATCCCAGTCCCACTCTCCTTGATTCTTATTCAACCTAATGTTCAATTCATCGATATCTTGCGGTGTTAGATCATCGAATTCAGGAACCCAACAATTGACTGTTGGAACCTTCATTTCTTTGAGCACATTTAGTCTTTGGTGACCACCTATAACCCTGTTGTCTTTGGTTATCACAGGCAAGTCAATCAAGCCAAACTTAGAAATGCTTGTTTTTAGGTGCGAAGCATCATGCTTACTTAACTTGCGAGGGTTTTTCGCATGAGAAATTAAGTCGGACACATTTCGTGATTCTACTCGCCAGTTTCGCATAATTTACTCAAATCTTCGTTGATCATATATTCAAGTTCTTCAATCATGTCTTTATGTGCGTTGAGCCACACCTCATACTTAACAGGTAGATTAAAGGTAAAGTTATATGTTATAATATCATCTACTACTTTTAATCTACTTAACATTGTATTTAAGTCTTCTGACTTACTAGGTTGCCTAAATTCAAACACTACTTCTTCCTTTTCTTGGCGGCAGCAGAGAGCTTCGCCATCTTAGCCTCACCATATTTCTTTCGTCCTATGGATGCAGCTACTGCAGCTGGATTTTTAATGTCTGAATCTTTAGCAATAGATTTGGTTATGTTAGCAAATCGCTTTCCACTTCCAAGGGCTGGCTTTTTTGACATTGGGGGCTCTCCAAGTTAGGTTTTACGATTAAGTGGAGGAGTTTGTCTGGTGGCAGCCAGGACAAAACCCCCGTCTTTTCGTCTTTATAAATTGTTTTACTATAAACTGCAAATACAAAATCCTCGACTTGATACTCTTCAAGCTCAAATACTAGAGTGTGTCCGTTATCAAATGTTGCACTTGCTTCGTAGATCATTTTTTCTTCTTCGTCTTTTTAGCTTCGGACATTGCAATTGCTACTGCTTGCTTAGGATTCTTCACGATCGGGCCTTTCTTAGATCCTGAGTGTAGCTCACCTTCTTTGTACTCATGCATAACTTTCTTGATCTTCTTAGCTTCTTTAGTTTTCTTCATAATACCTCAAATATTTAAAGGAAGTTCTATTGTTGGTGAAATGTTAGGTTCTACATTATCCGTTTCATCAACGACATCACTAGCTTTCCCCTCTGTCTGCACGTTGTTTATGCTATAGGTGCAGCCTGAAATAACTACGATCAATATGAATGTCATCCCAATGAATAGAATAGTTGCTCCAATCATTCCTAATGCTTTAGCCATTGTTACACCCCAATCCATTCGCATAATTTCTGAAAGATGGATTTCTTTTTCTCTAGTATTTCTGGTTTCTTTACTTCAGGAGTAGGCTTTGGAGCGCTTTTTAGCAGGTCTGGTGTCTTTGCATGTTCGCCCTCAACCTTAACAACTTTTGGTTCTGCGCTTGTTTTTACTAATTCTTGCTTGCCTTCTTTGTTAGCTTTTCTAACATCTGGCACTTTAGCCTTACAATGCGAGTTTGTATTCTTGCAGATTTTTGACTTCACTCTTGATGTCTCCTAGTTTTGATATCTTGGTTAATTTTGGTGCGTATTTTATAGCGAATTCGTTTAGCAAAGCGGCGGTTGAAACGATCCAATCTTGAAGAACACTATCTTCAATTCGTTCCATACACGGCTGACAAATTTGCGAAATCTTCTGTGCATAATCTTGTAGTTCCTTGAACTCCGAAGGTGAAAATGCGGTGATTACACTCTCTACACTCTTGCTTACGTTAACGTCTGGGACAGCATGTAACACTAATTCCACCCTTGGTACTTCGCTATAAAGCTTCATTGCTTTGGCTTTCACTATCGTTGAGTCATCGCCCCACAATATACCATTTGCACAGTCCAGGTAGAACTTCTCTAGATTGTCATAATCGGGCTTTGTGGAGGCTCTTGTGATGCCCCATAGCTTCTTATTTCTGGTTCCTACACTATCGCTTGAATTAATGGGAAGAAAAAAGAGAAACTGCACTGAAAAAACTTTCGTCATGCAGATTTTATGCATTGCTTCGGTTGTAGATTTGTCCGTAAGTTGAAAGTAATCGGCAAGTTGCGACGTCATGATTTGACGCACAAGCTTCTTATCTGACTCTTGAGGATCATATGTGATAACGAACTTACCACGCTTAGAATATCGTGCACGGGCTTTTGGTATTGGCTTTCCTGGTATAATAATCTTCATATACCCGGTGCATAAACCATTGAGAATTTAGTGTACAGACAAAAGTGTCCACCACCGTGCCGAGAAGATAATTTTAACGTAAGTCACGCATACTGAATAGGCCTCGTAACAAAGCTTTCCCATTCGCAAGGCATTCCAAACAGCTCTGCTATGCGCCTTGCATTGAGCTCTGTACACGGCGCTGAGCCACTTTCTATCTTTTCAAGATGCACACGATCTATGTTGGCTTTGTATGCAAGCTCGCCTACGGTCATGTTGTTGATTAATCGCACATAACGCACCCGCGAATTCTTCTTTGATCTTCTTCTATTCAAATTCAAT